ATTAATTGGCTTGTGTTTTGGGAGTAGGTATTTCCAATATCTGATATTCCAATACTATGAATAGTACCATCAATAGTTTCTTGATTCCCTACATTTATTTGTTGTGTTTCTAAATATGTTTTAATAATTCTTGACACATCTATTATACCAACACCTGCTTGGTTTTTATGTATTTTTATTTTAGCTATTGTTGAAAATCCACTATTGTTTGTGGTGCTAGTTTGCACTTGTATTATATACCTAAATTTATTAGCACCTGTGATAGCGCCATCGCTTTCTTTAACCACATACATCATTGGATTATTAACCCCTGTTACTTGATTAGGTTCTTGTTCTATTGAATAACTCATTGCGTCTTATCTTTTAATAAATCATTTATCATTTTTGCATAATCTAAAGCAAAGGCATTTCTTACTTGCGTTGGTAACTCCCCCACTAAATCTTGATATGGTTTAGTGATGAATAGTGTTCTTTCTAATCCTCTCCTTTTAACACTTAACGAAATAGCGTAAGCTATACTCCTTTGACTTTTTCCTTTTAATCCTTTTGTTTTAACCCATTCTAATATAGCACTAATGGGTGGTTGTTTCCCGCTTGGTTTAAATGAGAATGGACTACCCATACCCCTCTTTAATCCTGTTCCACCTCGCTTTCCTTGTTCCCCTTTTTTTGTTACACCCTTTGTTGCACCACCAGCACCCTGAACACCTTGATCCACAAATATCCAATAATCACTAGCATTACCAAAATCAATATTAAATTTAATGCCACTATCTGTGGTGTTAAAGTCATAACTCATTTGATTAAATAAAGTACCACCTGCTCTTTTGCCATCCTTATTTAGATTAGCCCTAGCCCTTTTTATTAACTCACTACCAAAGCTAACAAAACTTTCTTCCATATTTTTATACTTATTTAACATTATGAATTAGCTGCATTATCGCTAGGTTCAATAGGTGCATTGCATAATGAATTAGCGTTGTTAACTTGCATAGTAAAAGTAGCACTCCATCCTGTTAGTATATTAGCAAACCTAGCTGTAAATGGTTCTATACTAATTGGAGTGTTTAAAACAACCTCTCCTGGAACGTAGCTATATTTCTTTCCACTATCTCCACCCGATGTTTGTAGTGATAGGTTTTGTTTAAACTCTGCTATTATGTCTTGCATTACCAATAGCATATTTGACCAGACCATATTTCTATCTTCTAAATCTTCTTTAATCATTGATATTGTAAACACAGTAAAAGAATAAGTTAAAACCCCTGTGTCCACATTACTTGTTCCTGGTTCAATATAAAGGATAGGAAAATCAGATTGGTCTAATTTGTTTATATCCACCTCATCCAATAATCCACTATGGAATGAATTAACTAAATAATGATTAGTGGCTATATTATTAAAGTCATCTACTATGTTTTTAAATGTTATCATTTGTATTTATTATAGTTGTTTTTTTCTGTGTTTATTCTATCTTGCTGATAGCTTAAATACGTTAAAACAAGTGTTATCTCTAACTTGGTTATCGGTTCTATATTGAGAATGTCCTCATTGCATAATCCAAAGATTATACTGTACCAACCCCATTTGCTTGAGAGAGTTTTTTCTTTTCCATCATCTTCTCCTGGTTCAAATAACTGCTGAAATCTCTTAACAAGTTTTTCCCTAAATGAAAAAAAAAATGTACAGCTGATAAAGTTGTACTCATTGGGAACTGTTTAAAGTCCACGTCAGTTAATTCATCAGGGTTGTATGGCTTTATGCTATACATCTCCCCACTCTTTTTATCCACCTCCCTATATAAAACACTCATAATGCTATGCAAATTATCATTCAAGTTTTTAGAATACTCCTCAATATCTATATACTCCCCTGTGGTTATTTTATTTAGGTTAGGTATAAACCCAAACTCTTTTCCATTAAACACCACCATCCTCTCTAATTCTTTTTGTGGGTCGCCATTAATAAAAGTAGCTATCTTAGAAGCTATTTGCTTTCTATCTTTCAGCTTCATTTTCTTTAATAGAGAATCGCTTATATTACAAAACAATTTAATAACTCCCTCCTCTATCTTCTTGTTCCCCCTTTTTGAATTAACCAACTTTAAATACTTTTGGTACTTTTCTATTGTAATGTCTTTCCAATCAGTAGGAATGTTTAGACTTATTTGTTTCACACTCATTTTATATAAATATAATTGTTAGTATTTTGTTCATAATATATAATACTTTCCACTATAATTAGTAGTCAGTTTGTTTAAAGCCACATATCTAATTGCGTCTAGCAAATGATCTGCTTGGTTTGTAGCTGGTTTATTTATGACGTGTCCGTTCTTATCCACTAGCCATTTGTAATATTTAAACTCATTGATAGCGTTAGTACTATTCTTTGTTATATGTAGCTTAAAACGTCTTAAAACGTCTATTCCCATATTGATACTATCAGCACCCTTTTTAGCACCCTTAATATTAAATCCTAATCTATGTATTTCTTCTATTGATTTAGGCTCGGCACTATCTCCTATTATCTCTGTCTGTCTAGTTATATTAAACTCCCTTAGCTTTTGTGCTATGTCTTGATTGGTTAAACCCTTGATATATAACAATTCATTAATGTATAAATCATCATTGAGCTTATATACTTCTGCTATTGCTGTTGGGTCATTAGAATAACCAAAGTCCATTCCTAAAGCGATTAGAGTTGCTTCTTCTGGAATACTATTAGCTATCTCAAATTGTCTAAAGATAGTTTCAGTAGGTTGTGCCATATCCCCCAATCCATATATTGTCCAATAGTTACTATCTAAATTCCTAAGCCTTTCAATTTCTTTAATTGTTTCTTCAGGCAAAAAGGGATTGTCTAAATAGGTAGATTTAATAAATGTACAATCATCTCTATTCATCACTTTGTCATATATCCAAGAATAAGGGTCTGAGGGATTGAAGTCTAAATAAATGCTTTCAGTACATCTAAGCGACAGTTGAACAAAATCTTCCATACTAAATTCCGTTGCTTCATTCATCCATAGTACGGCTCTCTGCCTACCACGTACTTTATCTGGCATATCCACAGAAATAAACTCTATTAGATTGTCATTAAGTTTATAAGTAAGGTCGGACTTGTTATGCCTGTCAGGATTATAAAGGTTGTGGCTTTCTAGTATAGAAAAAAAATCACGATAGGCAGACGATTTAAGAGCAGGTAATGTCTTACGACAAATAGTATATACCTTTCCCTTTGATTGTAATGCTTTAAGTATTATTAATTGTGCTAAACTATATGTCTTACTGCTTCTTGTTCCACCCTGATTAACTACAATCCTTGTACTAGCATTAAGATTTTTCTCCAGTACTACTGTTCCCTTTAGGTTTAATAATTTCAATTTCTATTTTCTTAATATCTTCTTCATTAGAAGTTAGGTTTATATTCTGCTTTTGTACATATCCCCTTTTATGTCCTTTGTGTTGAAGATAGAATATGATACTTTTTTCTTTCTCATTTTCTATGTTCTTAAATAACTTTGTTTCTACATAGTCCAATTTCACATTATCTATATCATCTACTTTCTTTCTAAATTCTTCGTCCTCGTGATACCATTTATAGAAGCTACTTCTACTTATGCCTGTCCTATTACAAGCTGTTGATACTATACCCAAGCCATTCTCTAATGCTTCAAGTAATGTTTCTTTCTTTAGGTTGCGTTCTTTTTTGCCCATTATATTAAATTTAATTTATATTTTTTTTGCTTTTTGTCCTGTAAACTGTTCCCACCTTTCTATAATCACATCACAGTATTTAGTATCTAATTCCATTCCATAACAAACTCTATTAGTTTTTTCACAAGCTATTAATGTTGAACCACTACCTAGAAATAAATCTAAAACACTTTCATTTTTTTTTGAAGAATAACCAATAGCTTTTTCTATTAATGGTATAGGTTTCATAGTTGGGTGTAAATCATTTTTCCTTGTTCTGTCTATATCCCAAACATCATCTTCTGAATACTCTTTACCATAAAAATTATTATTAAAATATCCATACACTATAGGTTCATACTTCTTTCTAAAATTACCCCCACCCATTGGTGATTGATTTTTGTTCCATACTATAATGCTTTTCCATCTCATTCCTTGTTCTATTAATGGATTTAATAATTCTTCAATAGTAGATGAAGAAAAACATACATACCAACCACCAATAACATATTCCTTTATCCTTTCAAGTGTTTTTTCTATAAATGATTTAAATTCTTCTTTTGTTTTCTTATCATTTTTAATTCCTTCATATTGACTATTAGGAACTGAGTAACCATCTTTCATTGTAATTATTTCTCCATCTTTTGAAGTGCAGCTCATTGTTCCTTGAAAATCTATATTATAAGGTGGATCTGTAAATACCATTTCAGCTTTTTTTCCATTCATTAACTTTTCAACATCACTTTTTTTTGTGCTATCTCCACACATTAATCTATGCTTTCCAAGTTCCCAAACATCACCAAGTTTAACTCTACTTTCTTTTACTTCTGGTATATGGTCATCTTCAATATTACCCTCTACTATTTTATCTATATTAAAGCCAAGTTCAATATCTTTAAAACCCCAATCTTTTAGTTCTTCCATATCAAAATTGTTAGCTAATATATCTAAATCAAACTCTCCTGAGTTTTTATTTAGCCTAATGTTTAATTCCTTTTCATCTTCTTTTGATAGGTTTACCCTAACTGCTGGAACAAACTCTGCACCAAGTTCTCTCATTATTCTTACTCTTTGATGACCACCTACTATTACATCTCCATTTATTACTATTGGAATAGTACAACCAAACTTTTCTAATGAGTTTTTCAAGTCCTCATATTGTTTGTTGGTCATTCTTCTAGGATTATATTCAGCTTGTTTAAGTTCTGATATTTTTACCTTTGTTATTTTCATAAGTATTTACAATTATGTTTTACTATGTTTTGTTCTTTTAGTTGTTGGTTAAAGTCCTTATTTGTTTCTGCTTTAATATGACAACTTCTACATAAAGCAATAAGATTTTCTATTTGGTTTTTATGTCCTAATGGGTCGCCACCAATCCCTCTGGGAGAAATATGATGGCAATCAACAGCAGTAGTACCACACGCTTCGCAGCCAATCCAATCCGATTTATCGTAGTTGTGAAAGTCCATATATATTTTAGTATGTTTCTTCATCTTCCTTGTCCTCTATATTTCTTTTGAGGTTTATTATTCTTTGAGTGTATTCCTTTTCTCTTTCTATTTTTATTAGGCGAATATCTCCAAACTTGCTTTTTCATACTTTATTAGAATTTTTTAATTCTTTTTTTATTTCTTCTATTGCTTTAGCAATCTTTTTATCTATAATTTCTTCTACACCTTCTTCTGTTAAAACAATTAAATCTAAACCTTTTGTTGTTGTTAAATTAAATTTTGCAACTTTTTTCATATACTTTTTTTAAATTATCCATTATTCTTTTATTACAAGGGCTACAACTTTTCCATTGTGGGTTTTGACCAAACACGCCTTTGTATAAAGCATTAATTATTGGTTTTTGTTCCCTAGTTATATTGTTTGTTTTTTCTATCAATGGTATTACCTCATCATATATCTTTAGTTCATCTTCCGTGAATTGCCTAATGTTTTTAAAGTGAGGGAATAATTGATTTAGTTTCTTACGTCTTTCTTCGCACTTATTACAATCTTCGCCTAATACTTTTTTAGCTAATTTATCTATACCAATAGCTGATGTTAACTTGGCAATGTCATCGCCAATTCCTTTACTCCTTTTTATACTCATCTTCTATAAATTTTATTACTTCATTTAATGTTATGTTATTTTCTTTAAAGGCTACAAGTATTCCCATTAAAGCGTATTTCTTTATATCATTTTGTTCTTTCATTTTTTAAAAAGTTTTTAATAAACCTAATTGATTTTCCTAATGTGCTTCTGTTTATCTTGGTCGCCCTGCTCATACTATTCAAACTAAATTTTTCTTTGTAATATAATTTGAATACAGAAACATCAAACCACCCCAAACCCTTTAATTTTTCATCTATCCATTGCAATCTTTTTTCCCTATCTTCAAATTCTTGTAGCTTTTCTTTTGTTAAAGGTTCTTTAGTATAAATATAAAATTCTTTTAATTGTTTATCATTATAAGTTTTTCTATACTTTTTATGGTAAGGACTTGTGTTGCTTTGGTATTGGTTCATCATTATTCTAACTATATAAAAAGTAAGTTGCTTCTTTTCTATTATTGTTTTAATCTTTTCTTGATCCGAATTATATAAAGCCATTATACTTTCGTGAAGTAAATCCTCATAGTCTGGGTGTTTATCGCTAGTTATTCTCCTACTTATTTCTAGTAGTTTATTATAGCTTTTGTCTAGGTATGTGTTTAGTTGTTGCAAAACTCTTTAAATAATGTTACGCCAGATTGTTTTAAAGAATTGTATTCCCATTTACCAAGAGGACTTATTTCTGTATATATTAATTGGGGGTTATATTTATCTTGTATAAACTCCATTTTGCTTTGTATGTATTCATCTTCATTAGTTATAACTTCAGTTTCTTTATGTATAAATACATCGGTACTCATTCCCCTATCTATATCAAATAGAAAATACCTAAAGTGTTCGTCTTTTTTTCTAATGTTTTTAAATGCTTCGTGTTTTTTTCTCATACTAATTTTAAATAATTATTAAACTCGTGTATAAATTCCGTTAGTGAATAGCATACAATCGCCTTGTA